TCAAGTATCACTTTGCTTCCTCTGGACTTTGTATAGCTCTTTTGTGCGTAGGCAATTAGCTTTCCATAACTCTCATACATTCCATTTATCAGTTTGCGGATATCATTGTTATTGAGTTGGAAGTACATTACTTCGCTCATGTTAAATGTTTTTCCGAATGTAAATTCACTGACTGTTACACCTGAAAATTGCCAATCAAAAAGCGCATACTCTTTTTTAAAATAAGTATCCGCTACTAGGAGTTGACCATTAGATTCAATTATTAGGCATTCATTATCTTCGTACAGCTTCGAGATCCATTTGTGAATAAAAGTCGTTGAATTTTGGTTTTTGTTTGGCTCGATATTGAAAAGATAATACTCTCTTTCTTTAATTTCCTTGCCTTTGAAATAAGTTTTGAACTCACATTTACTGACTGAATTTGCTATCAGGTTGACCGCCGATTGAAAGGCTAAGTTTCTGACATAGTATTCGGTGGCTAATTCCCAAAAGGTACCCGAATCAACCTCTATCGCGTTGCCCAATCCTAACCTGTCTATAATCCATGTTCTTATACTAATTTTTCTCACCTCCTTCTACTAGTATGTGTAAACTCCTACGTCTGGCGTTTCTAATGCTATTCCGGTTCCGAGTACATCTTCAATACACATAGAATGCACCAATGCCATGAATGGATCTGTTTTTCTGCTCTTAGCTTCAATCTTTCCGTAGTAGAAATTTCCTGTATCAGCTCCTTGCTTCTTACCGCTTGCGATTAATTTTGTATTGTTAGCCGCCCATCTAAGCAGTGGTTGATTGCCCCATATAAAATACTGATTAGCAAAGCAACTATCTATGATTGGCACAACTTTCATAATGTCAGAAGGTCTTACAAGATACACATTTTTATAATCTTTTGCATCAAATCCAACTTTTTTAAGTGCCCCGGATAATAAGGCATATCTAAAATTATCAAGTGCCAATTTGGTTATGTTGTATTTCTGCGCTTGCTCTGCTATATATTCAGCTAATAGATCTGGATTGATTTCTACATCATCAACGAGCGTAATCATTCCTTCGTCAGCCCATTGCTGCCAAGGTATCTTTAGCCTTGTTAAGTCTGCTGACTTTAAGCATAGCCAAGAATGCGATATATCAATTCTTGTTTCGCCTTCTCTGAAATGAATGTTTACAGAAGCAAAGTCTGTTACCTTTACATAATCAATGCCAACCGTTGCGGTTCTTCCTGATACATCCGGAATAGGTTTGTTTGTAGCTTCGATATTCTTCCAATCGGTAACCGCTATGTCTGCATTACTCTTTGGCCAATTCAACCGCTTCGTATAAAATTCTCTTTCCTTGCTCGGTTGATATTTCATTTCAATGAATTGCTTGTCCATCTCTTTTTTTAGTTCAGGAAGATACTTTAAGGATGGATTAGCTTTATCCCACATGTCTGGATTAAGTGCTTCTTCTTCGGTGGTGATGTGATATAATAACGGCAGCCAACCTAATTCTATGTTGAACCCATTCAATATATCTTTGGCAATCGCCAACATATCATCAAGGACACCCTCGCGAACATGGCCATTTGTGGTAATATAAAAGGTTCTGGAATGTTTTTTCTTTCCAAAACCCGAAGTGAACACATTTATCATTAAGTAATTTAAATACTCATGTATCTCGTCAAATATTAAACAACCAGTTCTTTTTCCGTCTTTTGTTTTTGCGTTCGATGTATTGTATTTAATATAAGACCCGGTGATAAGGTTTTTAATTAGTTCTTTCGATTTATAAAAGAACTTCTTTGACTTGCTCCATGTGCGGTCAAGCATTTCGTACACGTCATTGAAGGATGTTCCTGCTTGGTCTTCTGAGTTTGCTACAATGTCAACATTATATGCCTTTATACCATGGTAATGAGTAGTAAGATACCAAGATATTGGGCTGATAAACCCGTTCTTTCCATTGCCTCTACCCATCATAATAAATATTGTATCGAATACCACTGTGTCGTTTGACATGTAAAAGCAGTGGATACATGCAGTTACGAATAGCTCCCAATCAAATAATTTAATTTCAAAATACCGCTCCATTAATTCAACGGCTTTTTCTATTTTTTCAGCGTCAATAAATACGTCCGGATTGTTTAGCTTTTCTTCAACTAGATTCATAGCTAGAAGAATGTCATTGTCAACTACTATGGTTCCGTCTCTGCAGCCGTCTATGTATTTGTCTATGTATGGGTGGTAATCTCTCCTTCTACATATCACCTGGGACATTAGAATCACCGCCTACCGCTTGTACTGGCTTAATGCCTATCGCATCGAGTAGTACAAGCATTTGCTTGTTCACTTTTAATAATTGGTCTATGCTATCGTTCTTCTTGGTTCCGTATTGATCGCCACCGTTGTTATAAGAGACGGTTGCGCCTCGGTTTTCTATATCATCTATGAGCATTTCTTTTGTATGCCATAGGCTCATATAGTCATCTATCAAGTCGATATAGTACTTGCCATTGGTTCCGTTTCGTTCTAACTGATCCAGTAAATCGGATTTGATTTCTGCCTTGGTCGATTTGCCCATAGGTACCACCCCTCCCTCACGTGATAATATTAAAATTTCTCTCTTGTCTACCCCAAGCCGAGTTACAAGGTTTTAGATTAAAATGCGTTTTATTTCGACCGGGGGTATCTATATTTATACATTATTATTTTTATTTCCCTTGGATATTTTGATATATTTATAAATTTATATCAGTATTTATTCAATTAGTCTTATCTTTCTGTCCGCTTGTGCTGGATTTACCATTTGAATAATCTTAAGTAAATCGCTTTCTTTAATTAAAATATCTTTTGTTTCCTTATCTGATGAAATTATATTACCAAAGGTTACTCTATCGCATATCGAACTGAATGCATCCACTAACCGTAATCCAATTGATATCTTATTGATATCTTCTAATCGCAAGTTAATTGCTATATTAGTTTTATTATTTCTTTTATTAGGGAACTCTATGTCTGATATATATCTGTTGGCCAATTGTTCCTTGGTTCCAGTATTTATAGCTTTTAACATTCCTTTACAATGATTGCATTTATGTCCATCTGATAAGCGTTCTTGGTAAGCCACCATTTGTTTACATTCCATACATTGATATAATACATACATATTTACCACCTCTCTACCGTTAATGGCTTTACATCTTTTTTCTTTCTCATTCTCTCCGGATGACATACTGTCTCATGACAGTCTTTACATACGGCTATAAGATTCACTCTTTCTTTACCCTGATATGTATATGTCCTACTCAATGCATAACGCGGATGCCGTCTAACATACTGTATATGATGTACATGATTAGCCTCAGAATAAAAACCATTAGCTTTACATATCTGACATTCCGGTGTCATTCCTCCGTGTTTTGCTTCTTCTAGGACTTCCTTGCGTAGCTTTCTCCATTCCTTAGATACATAGAACTCATGCAACCTATCATCAGCTATTAACTGACTTACCCATTTGTTTACTTCATCCTCGGTCAATATTATCTACATCCTTTGTTAATTAGATAATAAGCAACCACCAGCCACACTATAGATAGTATATGGTGCAATGGGTATGATATAAGTAGTCTAAACTCTGACATATCTATATTGGTTATCCTTAAATAGGCCTGCATTATAACTACTATCAGTAAGAATATTATGCCTGATACTAATTTAATTTTCTTACTCTTCATACTATCTAACCCCCTTATTGTGTATATTTATTCTATCTATTTTGTACCACGCTTATGTTCTTCGTATCTATATACATTAATTTGTATATATTTACTATCTAACCCCTTTATTAACATTTATATATTGTTGCTTCTTCCTCTTCAACTGGCTATATTCATCAATCGTTAATAGCCTGTGGCATGATCCTTGTAAGTATGTAGATGTAGGAAGTAGTTTATTATTGATAAGATTTATTAGCTGTCTGCATCCATTGATTGATGATACGTGAGCATGTTGTGCATACTCTCCGTTAACCCTTACTACAATGTATCCTCTGTTGCTATCTTTCTTTATATCAAATTTAATATCCATGCTCCCACCCCTGCATTCTGTTGGATATGCTCCCTATGCTTACGCTCTTCTGTGGCTGTAAGCATCACCTATTTATTAGCACATAATAAAAGGCACCATTACGAGATCATTGTCTCTGGTGCCTTGCCTACGCTCTTGCAGGTCTTTATAATTTAATTGGCTATGCTGCCTTAAATTTTTTCATCAAAAAGGCACTCTTGAGTCTCTATCTCTGGAATGCCTTTTTATACAGTTAGTTTCCCGCCCGTGAGAGCTTTTTTAGTTTGGCGGTAATCGGCAATCATCCTTTGACAAATGAAAGCCGTGTAGCTGGTCTTTATCACCATAATATCAATTACGAGCTATGTCGGATTTATAATGCGTTGATAGGCTTTACAGTTTGCTCTGTGTATCATGTATGCTATTTTCTGCATTGCATCGATATTATTTGCTACATTTAATCGGTTACTATCCTTTATCAGACTAGCAACCGCATAAGGAGGTTTTCTCGAAAAGTCTGTTGTTTGCACATTAAAAAACGCCAGTAATCCAATTAAGGAAAATAGGCGTTTTATGTTTGCTCATACTTTTACTCTTCGATTGTAGCACAAATTTCATTCTGTGTCAACCGTTATATTACAAATATAGCAGAGTATCTAAAAAAAATGTATTCAGCAGCCTATCGATATCTTTCTCCGTCTTTATTTCTTGTGCTCCGGCAAAGGCTATTACCTCTGTATAGTAAAGGTTGTTTATGTATTTAAGCTCGACGATTGCTTGAATTGTATAATCCGGAATAGAAGCTATGAACCGTCTGGCTCTCTTGATTAACAATTCTGTTTCGAGTTCCATCAATACTAACTCTTCTTTGATGCTGGTTAATTGAGCTACATAATCACCTACTGTATCCGAAGTTCCAGACACATGAGGCATACCGGTTAATACTTGCCCTTTGGCTTGGCTCTTGTATTTTAATGATGAATATTTCTCTTTTAGTTTTTCAATCTTACGGTTATTGAACGATATTCTTTTGAGCTCTTCCTTCGTCAATGTCTCACCCCTTTATCCTCTGCTCTTCCTCGCTTAATATTTTCCTTAGCCTGTCCGTGATTTCATCTGATCTATTACCTTGACAGGCTTTACAATTATCTATACCATCCCATCCACACTCATTACATCTACTCATGCAATTTATACACACTTGGGTTCCTTCTGGGATGATTGCTCCACATGATACACATAAGTCAGCGCTCATCCGCATCACTCCAATCTATTGCTTGACCACATCGATGGCAATAGTTATTATTGATATTAACCCATACCTTTTTGCATGCAGAACAATACAGTCCACTTCCGTTTATACTATCTGTTGGTTTCTTTGGTATCTGCTTCTCTAATGCCGATATAGCTATCTGCTCCAGTTCAAGATTACCTTCAAAAGCTTTTATCTGTA